GAATGATTATTTTGTAGCTTACTTTACCAGCATTTTCATAAAACCCTCTCTCAGGTTCAACAAACTCGCAATTTGGGTTTTTTACAAACCATTCCAAAAATTGATCATCGATAGCTTGTACTCCGTCTTTGATTAAGTCTTGGGCTGTTGTTAGGATTATTTTAAACTCTTTATCAACAGTATTATAACCTGATTTTGCAATTGCTTGAAAAATTTTATTTAATCTTTCATTGTAATAATAATCTCCTTCTTTAATTTCTTCATCAGAAGTGATGTAGATGTTTTGATTAGTAGCTCCTTTGTCAATCTTGTAATCTAATCTTAAAATATCATTTTTAAGTTGATATAACCTACTCTCTTTATCTGTTGGTATTAACCATAAATTCTTTTTACTTTCCATAAACATCGTTTTTAAAATATTGTTGTAGTTCGGTTGTTGATAAATTCCAATTATTTCTGTCGTTATTTTTATAAGTGGATGCCCAATTAAAAAACTTAACAGTAAAATCATCTGTTACTTGCTCCAGCTTGTTTAACGTTTCTTTATTTAAACCATCAAACGGCTTTGCTAATTTTTCTCTTAATTTATTCATATTTTAAATCTTTGTTATATTTGAAATAAACATTTTTTCCACAATAACTGCCATTTCTGTATATAGGCTCTTCTTTTTTACAGATTAAATTCATTTCATAAAGTTTAATGCAAATATCGTATGTATCAGTAAACATCTTGTTATGTGATATTTACGCAGTTGACTAAAGCGTACCACATTCCTTTTTCATCATAACAAATTTCAGCTTCTTTATTTATTTTAGCTATTTTAAAAATTAAACCGTTGCAATAATTTACTGTATCTCCGACAGAAAAAACATCACATAACATTGGTTTTGACTTATTGCCACATTCGGTTAAATTTTCAGTTTGTTTTGTAATTTTTTCTAAAGCTGTTAAATTTTCTAAAAATTGAGGTTCGTTATTTATTGCCATTATTTTATATTTTTAATTTTCCATCTTTAATAAATTTTTCTAAATATTTAATACTTGAAGTACCGTAATAATAATTTGAACCATAATTACCTTTTTTATTTTCAATTACATATTTTTTAACATTAGGACAATACAACATTTTTAATTGATTATTTTCATATAAATTTATCAATACTTTAGATACATCACTTTTACTATATTTTGCTTTCAATAAATTATAACAAATATAATTTAATGTTACTCCTGTATAATATTTACGATATTTATTATCTAATACTTTTAAACAATTAAATGTTCTACCTGTTTCTTTATTAAAAAAAGTAAAAGTATCATTAAGATATTTTAATATTTCTTTTTCAATATTACCATTCATCATTAAAATCTTCAAAATTATTTTCATTTATTGAAAATATAAAATCTTCTGCTATTTGATTATCTACATAACCACTACCATTACACAAACTACAAGTTTTATATTCAAAACCTTTAGTTTTTTTAGCTTCCATTATTTTACCTATCCCTAAACATTTAGGACATTCTGTTAAATTATCTTGCATATTTTATTTTGTTTGATTGTTTTTCATAATCTTCTAATTTATTAATATTCATATAATCTGCAATTTGATGTATTGAATATTCTAAACCTAAATCTTCTTCAATTTTTTCAGCAATAATTATAGGATTAGATGTTTGATATTCGTATGATACTAAATCTACAGCTATTGCTAATTGTGAGTATGCTTTTATCATGTTAAGGTATATATAAATTAGTTGGATTATCTTTATGAATATCTACAATATTTTCTCTACCATAAGATTTAAATTGACCTATATTAAAAGGTAATGTAATTAAGTGATAACCATTTTTAGAAGGAATTACACTTAATATTTTATTAGTATTTGGATCACATTTGTTTATCCAAGACATATAGATTTCTAAATCTTTGTTATTTAAACGAGATTCTTTTGTGTTATCTAAGTCTATTATCCATTTCTTTTCAGAATCATTATGACCTAAACCACAAGCTCTATCGTAAGATGCTTTAAGAAAACTGTATTCTTTATTCATCATAGTATTAGCTAAATTTGTCATACATTTAAATCCTACTTTTTCAAATGAACGTTTATTTAAACGAATCATTGCTCTAGCATTAAATACTTCACAAAGTTTTTTAATTTCATCATATCTATCTAATAAATATTGTTTAGATTTAATATAATAAGTTTTAATAACTTTTGAATTACTACCTAATTGAGGATTTTCTTTTTTACGTTGAAGAATCTGTAAATAATAAAAATCATCTTTTGACTCAAATTTTAAGAAAGGTAAAATTAATTGTATATTATCTATCATTACTTTTTACTATCATATTCAAGATTCATTACTTTAGCTGAAAATTTACTATCAAGAGTTCTAACTACAATACCTTCAATCATATTCTGTTTGAAATAAGCATTACACTCTGCAAGTAAATCTTCTTTAGAAATAAATTCTCTATTAAACACTTCAGTTACTCTATTAAATTGTAGTCTATAAGGTAGTGTCGAAAGTAAATTTGTAATTCCAAGAAAATCAATATAAGGTAATTTTTCTGCAACTCCATTAATTACATTATCAACTCCAAAGAATTTAATATTAGCTTTTTCTTTAGATGCTGGATTATTTTTATTACCAGAACCTTTAAGACTTCCACCATTCAATTCTCCTCTTAATATACAATTATCAAGGTTATAATAAATCATTTCATCCAAATATGGTTTAGCATATTTTACAAAATCATCATCATTCTCAATTTCCGCATAAACTTTTAAATCAGGAATAATACCAAATAAAGATTTAATCCATTCCCAAATAGTTGGTTTTCTGTAATCTACTACTTTCTTAATAGTCAAAGGTTTATTAACATTTCTTGAACAAATAAATGGTTCACCTTTTTTAATACCAAAAGTAATAGAACTACCATCTACTTTTTCAGTACCTACTAAAGTAACAGGATAACCTATTTTATTCTCTAAATGCTTCCAAAGATTATTAATATTTTCTTCATCAGTTTTATAAACTCCTTCAGGAAATACTTTACCAGCACCAGTTTTAATACCATATTTATTAGTATGTTCTGGTTCTTCGTATTTAGTAATACCTAATAATTCAGTTAATTTTTCTACTGGATATTGATTTAAACTATTTTTAAAAGTTTCTTCTAACCAAATATTAACTTCAAATAAAGGTAATAATATTCCATTAGAATAAACAGGGTCTCCATTAGGTACTTTAGATAGATTAAATTTCTTTGCTCTAATTCTTCTTGGTTGTCCTTCTACTTTTCCTAACATTGATTTACTTTCATCACCATTAGGTCTAATAAATGAATCAAACAAACTTATATCAGATAGGTTATAATCAGGTTGAATTAATACAGCTTTATCACCTATCTGGTATAAAGTTTTATTTGCTACTAGTTCATAACCTACTTCTTCTAATTCTATTATTTCAATAGTATTAGCTTGTTCTTCTCCTTTATATAAAGGAATTTTTGATTTTATTGTTACAATTTCTACTGGATTCATTTTAAGATAATTTAATTTTTATATTTTTTCTAACTGGTTCAAAATCATCAGTTAAACCAGCTTCACTTACTTGTTTACCATTTTTATCAGCTACAAATAAACCATAAACTTCATAAATTTCAGCACCAAATAAACCAAATGTTACAAAACCTTGTTCAAATATACTATCTCCAATATAAATAGCCACTTCTTGACCTAAATAGAAAATTTTATTTCCTATTTTAAATTGTATTATATCCATTTTAAGTAAATAATTTTAATTGATTATTATTGTTAAGTTCATCTATTATTTTTTGAACTGATGAGATGTAATATTGGTAATTGATTTTGTAATCACACCATTCTTTTTTTTCGTAGTTATTAAAGAGTTTAACACCTTCTCCAACATTGACATGTTGCATTGTACCAACGCCATGTTTTTGTTTGAATAAATATGGTTCATTTTTGCTAAAATAATACCTATTAAGTTGTTGTTGGATTTTTCCATCATGATAAACTATAAAGTCTTTAGATATTTTATTAGATTTACAATAGTCATATATATGTAAATCATATTTATCTGGGTTAGTAATAAATTCTTTTGGTTCAATACCATTTACATAATAAGCATTTAAAGCTTTAGCAATTACTTGTTCATTACAAGAATCACCTAAAGGTACTTCACGTTTATTATATTCATTAAACGGTAATTTAAACATACCTTTACGTTTAATAGAACCTGATTCTGTTACAGCTAAATAATTATTAACATTAGAATATATAATTTTAGAATAATTTTCATATTCTAAATTAAGATTAAACTTTTGAGCTTCGTTTTGAGTCAATTCATAAAATAAATTTAATTCAGATTTTGGTACAAGAGCTTCAATTCCATCTGTATTGTATGAGATTGTTTTCCAGTTATTTAAAATACATATTTCACCAATTTTAGTTAATATTAATTGACCAATTAATCTTAATTTCATTGCTCCTTCAGGATAATATAACCATGAATGTTCATTGTCAAGTAAACCTGATGTTGAATTTAAAATAAGTTTAAGAAAACTATCTTTAGATTTATTTTTTTCTTTTTTAGCAATTACTCTTTCTTCTCGAACTTGATTATATTTATTTAATACTTCAGGTTGTCTAATACAATTATAATTTAACATTAAATTTGGGTATAATGAAGTAAAATCTGCAGTAACAACTTGAATTTCATCATTAGAGGAATATTGTTCATTATTATTAACACTATGTAATCCCCCAATACCATAAGATAATTTAATAGAAGTATTATTGTGATTTACAATTAATTCTTTACTAAAACTATTTTTAGAATTACAAACATCTAACCATAATTGTTGGAATATAGGTAATTTAAATTGTGGTTCAAAACCTTTTAATAATTCACCTAAATACAATATAGGTTTTTCAAATCTTTGTTTTCTGACTTCTTTTTTGTCTTTAACTGTAGATTTACAATAATCATCTAATAATGCTTCAGATGCAATTTTAGGTGCATCCCATGACCAACAATCTAATCCATATTCATTTACAATAGAACCTCTTAAATTAATATCAGGTTCCATTTCAATTAATAACATTTCAGTAATACCTAAATCATGTACTTTATTATAATGTCTTAATTTTGGTAAATCTTCAACAGTTAATATAGTATCTGGTTTATAAGGTAATTCTTGAATTGTGTCATAACCTAATTGAACAGCTAATGATTTTAATGACATTTTTTTAGATATTCTAAGCATCTTAGACCAATAAGCAAATAAATCTATAGAAATATATTTTTTTTTATACCATTTTGCTTGTTTAATATCTTTATCGTTAAAATCATCATTAATTAATTTATCAGAAAATTGTTTTAATCTTTTACAAAATTCATTTAAAGGTAAATGTTTAAAAGTATTATAATTTAGAACTAAATGATTTAACACAACTTCATCATAATGTAAGGAGTTAAATCCTATCATGAAACCTTTAAAAGTTGTTATATATTGATAAATTTGTATTAAATCATTATGTTCTTCAGAAAGTTCATAGAATTGTATTTCTTTAGTATTAAAATCTTTAATACCTATACAAAAGTAATTCCAATAACATTCTATATCTATTATGTGTTTATCCATATATTTAATTTAAAGTGAGTCATACTTTAAATAATGGATTTAAAAGAAATAATTAGGCTGAACATCCTCTAGTTCATTTATCTATTCATGAGAATAGCACCTAATTATTAAATTATTTTATAATTATTGTACCTTCAATTAAACCAAAAGAAGATTTTTCATTAAAATAATATTTGTTTTCAATAGTATCTTTAGAAAGAATCCATAAACTAGTTTTTTTCCAAGTAGCATTTACAAAAATTCTGTTTGAAGGTAAACTAATATTTTCAGTTCCACCCCAATGTCTAGCTCTAGCATTTTCAGTACAACTTATTAATGTCAACATTAACATTAATAATAATAATAATAATAATAATTTTTTCATTATTTTTTAATTTTTAAATATTTAAATAATATATTTTTTTTACCAAAATCACTTGTTGATAATTTATTACTTGGTGTTACAATTAAATATATCATATGTCCTATAAATACTAAAAAGAAAATAACAGCTATAATAAAAATAACTGTGATTATAATTATATTAATCATTAAAAATATTTTTCATTATCCTCGTCATTTGATGGTGCAGTTAACGATGCTAAAATAAAAACTCCTAAAATTATAATACCTATAATCATTATACTTCAAATTTAATAGCACCTAAATCCCACATAGTATCTTCAAATACTTTCATAATTTGTTGTTGAGAACGTAAACGTCCTTTATCATCACGTAAAACAGCATTGTTTATTTTACATACTTGTTTACAACCATCTTCAAAATGATATGTAACTGTTGTTAATTCATCCATTATTTTTTCTCTGTTTTAATTGTTATTTTTGAATTGCAAACTGTACATTTTGCTTCAGTTTCTTTTTCATTAATATTGAACACTCTATTGTTTTTACCATAAATTTCATCTTGAAACTGATGTGTACATTTACATTTTAATACTTTTGTTCCTGACATAATTAATAAGATAATTTAAAATTAGGTTGTTTACATTGACTACCAAATTGTTTCCATAATTCACCAACAATTGGTTTAGGAAAAATATTATTATTCATAACATAATCCATAAGTTTTTTGAATGCATATTTTCTACCAACAATTTTTTCTGGTTTATCACCATGGCGAAGTTTAACTTCTCTTGAAGCTAATTCTTCATTTGTTTCTAAATTTTTAGCAATAGCTAATGTTGTACCATTTTCTTTGTATTTAAAAAATACTTTCACATTTTCTGCTTTCATAATTGTTTAATATTTAATTTGTTTTTAATTTTTGTTTTATTAATTCTGTTAAATTATTAGTATTTATTTTGTTCATTTTTTTAAAAATAGTTTTAATATCATTAAAAGATAAACAAGGTTTATTCATTAAAATATATTCTTCGGCTTTTTCTTTTGTTGAAAAATATTTATAAACAGAACTTCTTTCAAAATATTTTGATTTAATAACTCTATCAATATCTTTAAATATTAATTTAGTTCTATCTATAGAAAATATTTTATCACCTTCAAAAATATCAACACCATCTTCAGTTGTGAATAATGGTTGTTTAACTTTTTGTGGTATTTCAAAACAATCTAAAGCTTTGCAAATTGTATAACCAAATGGCATTTGATTATCAATTCCAGTTAAATATATATCATTACCATATATTTCTAAAGATGTAATTTTTCCTTTACAATCTTCACATTTAACAATATCACCAATAGTAAACACTTCACCATCAGATAATCTTTTAACTGAATGGATTTTAAAATTTAATCTTTCTAATATTTCTGAATTATCTTCAATAGTAAAAATATTATTATTATCGGAATAAGATAACACTTCATAATCTTTTTCAATAATTTTTTGCCAAAATTCAGGATAATTTTCTACTAATTTTTGTTGTAATCCAAAATACTCATCATGATAAATGTTTTTTAAATTTTGATAAGTATCAATATCGTTTAATGTTACTATTGTTCCTAATTTAGGAGAACATGGATAAGTTCTTATAAGTTTGTATTTTTTCATGATGTTACAGTATTACCTAAAAACCAACCTTCTTCTTCCATTTTATCTAAATAATTTTCTTCATTGTTTTTCATAATATTTATTTTTAATGATTAAAAATGTGAGCTACTTAGACATAGTATGACTACCTCTTTATTTCACTCACACTCAACTAACTAACTATCTATTACACATTATGAAAGTATAATAGTTGTGAAGATGGGATTTGAACCCTACATTTTTAACTTTGGAAGTTAATGTCTTACCGCTGGATTCACACCTTAGACGACTTCACGTGATGTTTTAAAGCTATGGGTTCTCTTCCCACTCAGACAAATGAGTTTTCTAAATAGTCAATAAAACAAAGCGATAAATTAGTGATAGGAATCAAACCTATCAAATCAGAATAGCTTTACATTTAAGCTTAACTAATTTATCTATTTGTAAGCGATGCTCAGTATTACCTTTCTCTTCTTACTACACTATTGAAGGTTGTGTTTCCTATTATTTTATAAAATAATCAATTAAATATAGTTTTGGTGCAAGTAATATATATAATAAATTATATGAATTAATACTAATTTGAGTAATTGAAACTAATGATCCAATACTAAATATCACCCATGCAGTATATATACCATTCTCTGGATATTCATTTATTGAATATCTTTTAAAAAATTTATTAGAATATTTACCTTGTGATTCTGTTTTATTCATCCATATATAAGGAATATATCTACCTAATAAAAATATAACTATTCCCAATAATATTCCTAAAATAGATTTTGAAATATTCCAATTATAAAACTCTTGTAATAATAATGGAGATTGTTCAATAACAAATTCTCCTGTTTTTTCAGCAACAATTAATGCTTTTTTTATAACTTTAGACAATACTTCATCTGTTTTTTGAAATTTATCTACCGATATAGAATCTTTAACTTGTGCATTTATATTTATTGAAAATGCTAAAATGAATAATAATAATAATTTTTTCATATTTATTTAATTTAATAGTTAGTTAATCAACGATAGGGAGAACTGGGAAAGAATCATTTCACATCCAGTTCTCGATAATATCGTCGCTACAATAGATAATTAAGCCTCTATATAAAGCTGAAACGAGTCATTGGGACTTAATACGTACAATTACCAAATACGTCGTTTATAAGTTAAATTTAGAAAAAGAGATTGTATATTTATTTATTATCTAACTAGAACAAAATGTAATATACAACCTCAATTAAACATTAATTCAGTGGCGAGTTCTGAAATACTTTTATATTAATTCAATTCTGGAATTGTACTGCTTGAAATTATAAATAAATTTATAAAAACTTCAGACTATGACCAACCATGATTAATATAATTATATGTGACCATTTTACTTAATATTTAATTTTTTCTAAATTATTTTAATTTTTTAAATTCAGAATATAGATAATCTATTGGATGAATAAATATAATATTTTCTTCAAATTCCTCATTTCTAAAAGGATTTAAGTGATATGATAATTTTTCACTAAACCAATTTGGATATTGATTATTTGTATAATCAGCTTTAGACAAACCTTGTTCAGTAAATTCTTTTGATAATTGCACAATTAAATGTGTCATACAAAATTCAAACCAATGAATACCTTCTACATATATTTCACAATAAGATTCACCTTGTTTCACAGTATTTGTGTCATAATCCATTTCAAAACAACCTTGTTTAGTATTATTTACAATACCTTCTGGTTCAGATGATCTGTATTTTTTATATGGTATTTTATGATTAATGTGTGTAACATCTAAATAATCTAATCCATGATATTCACCACCACATTCTGATGAATAAAACCCACCAAAACCAAATTCTTCATCAGGAAATAATATTTTACACATTTCTAATAATTTAGATTTGTGTTCTTCTGTTAGTTTAATTGATTTCATGATTTTTTTTTATTAAATTATAATAATTAAAAGTTTTTTTATCAATTTTTTCAAATTGTTCATACATTTTATCAACTAATGCTGAATTAATACCGTTTGAACATATTAATTCTTCAAAATAATCACCGCCTGTACCATTAATATATGTATCATACACAGTATATAATTTATTTTGAAAATGTGTTAATAAAAAATCTAACCAATGAATTTTAATTAAATATTCCCCTTCATTTGACGAATTTCTATCTAATATCCACAATCCTATTTTATTTTTATAAATTTTAGGTTTACATTCAGGAAATAATGTTTTACACATTATTGATAATTTGCATATTTGTATTTTTGTTAATATTATTGGATTCATAAACAAGCTTTTATAAATAAATAAATAAAAAACAACCATAAAATAATAAATATACCAATTATTGAAAATAATAAAATATCATATAAATAATATTTTAACCAATTAATAAATAATTTTATTTTTTTCATTTTAATTGAAGTTTATCAAAATTAGATTTTAAATATTTTAAATTATCTTCAGATTCAAGTATTTGAATTTCTTTATCTTTGATTTGAGTTTCTCTTTTTTCAATCATATTAAGTTTTAATTCTTCTAATATAATTAATTGTGAGTTTTCATCCCAATTATCAAATATGTGATCAGCTAATCTTTTAGCTTCCATAACAGCTAATTTACTTGTGCCAGGTACATAACTTAAGAATTTATAAGTTATGTACCGTTTAAAACGACGTATCATGTTTATTTATGTTAATTTAACATTCATATTAAATGAATGACGTTTATTATTTAACATAGAATCTACAAGATACGCTTGTAATTCTTGTTTTGTTTTAAATTCTTTTTCTGGTTTAGAAAAAGGTTTTTTAAATACTTTATTACTGTTACTATTATTTGCAGTAATTTTTGGTGTATTTTGTGTATTCATAATGTTTTAATTTTATTAGTTATTTATTTAATTTGAAATTCTGTACTAAAAGGTATAAATACTGAAGTTTGTGAAGATCCATTATATTCTATACAAAGTCTTCTAAATATCCAACCTCCTGGAACTCTAGTGATATGATAATCTGTAGAATGATCTTTATAAGATTCTCCAAATTTTAATTCGTATATTTTATCCATAATTAATTTTATTAATTTTTAAATTAAATAATCAATATGTAAATTTAACATATTACTTCCTTTAATGATTTTAGAACCATATTTATGTGAAAATTTATGTAAATGCATTATATGACAAGAACCATCACCAAACATTTTAAATTCTTTAATTATTCCAGTAAATGTTTGATCATGATACCCACATTCTGGGTCTTCATCAATATTTCCTTTAGAAAACCATTTAAATTTATCTCCTATTGAAAATATTTTACCATCTAATTTTCTTTTAACTGAAAGTATTTCAATATTATTTTTCATTTTGTAATTCATTTAAAATTTTCATACCAATATGTTGTGGTTCAACATTTTTTACTTTCTTTTCAACTTCTTTATTTTCTAAAGGTTTAGTCGCAATTAAATCATATTCTTTTAATTGTAAATTCGTTAAAGGTATTCTATTAAGACACCCATAATGATCATTTTCACAATAATAATAAGTATTATTAAATGAATTATATCTAATATCGTCCTCATCATCTGTTTTTGACCAACATACAAATTGATAATGTGGTTTAAATACTATCAATAATAAGATAATAAGTATTGTAAATACAGTTATCATACTACATAAAACAGGGTATTCACATAATAACTCATTCATTTTCTAAAGATTTTAAGATTTGCATACCAATATGTTGACTTTCAACATTTTTAATTTTGGTAACTTCTGTCCATGATTTATTAGATTCATATCTAAAATCATTTAATACAAAGTTCCAATAAAGGTTCCATAAATAACTAAAATATGGTTGTGTTAAATAACCTAATTTATTGTATCTGTTTTTAACTCTAGCAAATTCATCTTGTTGTACAAGACGTAAATGTTTAAATATTTCTTGTGATTCAATAGCTTTAATCATTGACATCACTTTAGTTCCTTTATATCCAGCTTTTTCAAGTTGAGATATAGATGATTGTTGTTTTTTCATAATGTTTTTTGTTAGTTAATCTACCATTCTATATTTGGATCTACACAAGATTTACCATTAATAAATAATTCTATACTAATAGAAGTGTTTTTTATTAATATACTATCTATTGATTGTGGTACATCAGAAGATTCTTCTAAATCATCTTCTGTAATTGTTTTTGTTGCTTTATCAATTAAGTCATCTTTAGCAATTAATAATCCATAATAACATGTTTCTAAAATATCAAGTTTTTGTTTTGATAATTTTGTTAAATCTAAATTTTTCATAATATTTAATTGTTAGTTAATAATTTTTTAATAGTTAATAATAAAAAAAATGTTGAAGCTTCACATACTAGAGATAAATCCTACTTCAACTGGTAACATTGAGCTGTTACAGGGAAACTCACGATGCTTATCTTCATCTAGTTTCACGTTATTATCCTAGTGATAAGTTCAAATAACCGTTATTTTAAAAAACAACACTATAGTTTGTCAATCTACATTTCCCCAATTATAAGTTTTATACTTATGTGCTGACGACCAAGTAAGACACTGCTTATAATTGTTATCCACGTGGATAGGGTGCTAGACATTTGCACTAAATGTTGTTTTAAGTATTCCTAGAGAGAATCGAACTTTCGTTATCTGGTCGAAAACCAGAGGTCCTAACCACTAGACGATAGGAACAAATGTAAGCCTTACACTTACTCGATAGTTCCATTGAGCGTTCATGTCACTATTAACCATTCTGGTGGAGCATCTGGGAGTCGAACCCAGGTCTTTCTTAAAATTCAATATAATAAAATATTACAGTTTAGCTATAGATTAATGTGTTTAACTACACGAGGTCAACTGATAAATCAGCGATTCCACCACTTCATTTAATCTAATGAAGAAATCTTAAAATAATCTAAAAATTCTATTAAGCTGCTAATTCTAATTCACCTATTACAGTGTCAGATTTAACTGAAAGTTCATCAATACCGTTTAAAATATTATGAACTACTTGCATGTTTGCTCTTGTTTGAGCGATCGTATTCTTGTCATTTCTTGTATTCACCTTAGTTTACGGTTATCTCTCCGACTGTTTATTATATTTACTACTTAAAAAATCAAATCCAGTATGCCCCATAGTTTTGTTGTTTAAGGTACAACAAAATAAACCTATTTTAGCACCCTCTTTCTTATATCAGTTCTATATACACTTAAAAGCCTATGTGATGTACTATAAGAGTAGGGTCATGTAGTTCATAAGAGGCTTTACAAACGCACATTAAACTATTTTGTTACGTTATTAAACTACTTGCTGAAAACTCATTTGTGTTGTAGTACGGCGACTTTTTAAAATTCATCACTTGATACTCTCTATGTTTTCACCTATTCCTTTCTCAAGGGAACAACACATCTACCATCTCTGATAGTATCTTTATGTAAATTACGGATATATATCCTTTAAACTGTGTCTATCACAAGAATAATTTACAAAGGTATTCAATGTTTAACCTGTTTTAATATGCAGACTATAATACATATTTTATTATAAAACAACATATCCTTCAAGATAGGGATATATATACTTTCATGCACAAGTAAATTAGCTTGCAACAATCCATCACCTACATATCGGTGCATTGGGGTACTATATCATACTCAACAAACATAACACCTCTTGATAGTGTTTAGAATCGTCACGTTACAAAATAAATTTTATAAGAGGACGTGAATAATCAATTTATATTCTATTTATTGTTTTTCTATATGTTGTTTATATTTTTGTTTTAAGCTATTGTTTTACTAACTGTTTTACGTTCACGTTTTTTCAAACTTCTAACTTTTGTAGGTTCTTTTTGAATAACATCTTTAATATGTTCAGATAATTGTCTAACACCTTTTGTTTCATGTGTAGGACATTTTTCTTTTTCTACAAAATCAACATTTAAAAGTTTATTTTCTAATTCGATATTGTTTTTATTATCAACATCTTTTGTTATTTTTTTTGTAATAACATCTTCAATACCATCTTGTGTTGTAAATTCGGAAGAATGTGGAGCATTAATTGCTGGATATATTTGCCATATAATTACACCTAGTAATAATAATACAAAAATAATACTTGTCATCATAATGTTTAATTTAATTTGTTAATATTTATAAATTACTGACTGTAACAGTTTAATATTGATACTATCTCTATTAAGTTTTGAATTTCACAATTTTGTAAAAATATTTATATTACTAAATATTTCTTTTTAGGTTTACCTGTTTTTTCAGATATACCTGTAATAATGTAATATTTTCCTTTATTGTTTTGATAAACATCAAATACTTTACCTTCTTCTGAAGTGTAAGTTTTATTTGTTTTAACATCAACTTTTTCGTGAAAATTACCTTGAGAATCAACTGTTGTGTTTGGAACTTTTGGTTTCTCTTGTTTTACAACATTTGTGTTAATTGTTGGTAATTTCACATTTACTGTTTGAGCTGTAGCTGTTAATGACATAATTAACATTGCTAAAAATAGAACTTTTTTCATTTTTAATTTGGTTTTTAATTGTTTTTAATTGTTTTTAATTGTTTTTATTTATAAATTTTGTTCAATCCATTTATTCATTGTAGGTGTAGATAATATCTTATCACTACTTGTTTTTAAAATACTCGGTACATCTTCATTAAAATTATTTAATAATTCAATAACTTCTTCTCTATCCCAACTATCTTTAATTGATTTAATTGTAATAGTATTGTCAGAATTTACTTTTAAGTTAGTAAAAAAATCTGTTTCACATTTAGGTTCATTTGGCATTTTATTATCTTGACACCCCCATATATATTCTGTTTTCCCACAAATAATACATTTAGATATACAAGTATATTCAACTAATACATCACTAATAACATTTCCTTTGTTATATTTTTCAATGTATTCTTCAATAAATTGTTTTGATGGTTGAGGTAATGAATTAGCTCCACCAACACCATTTCTATAATAAGCATCAATTTCAGATTCTATTTTTAATGAAGAATCTGTAGAAGCCAAAACTTTATATCCTTCATTATTAATATTAGGATAATCAATTAAATCTTGTTTAGTTACTTGATGTATCCATTTTTTATTAATAGGTTTTACATGAAATTTAATATAATTGCTTTCTTTTATTTCATCATCTGAAATAATGTATAAATTTTGAGGTTTACAATAGGAAGTATATTCTAAATTATTACCAAAACATAATCCATTATCACCTATAAATCCAATATTACTTGTATTTTTTGTTGGTAATATTATTACCTTTGCTTTTTTAAATTGTTTCATAATATTATAGTTTAGTTAGTTAGTTAATAATTTGTTTTAAAAATAAACTCTACAAGGTTGCACCTTGCTATAGCTCCTATTAAATGAGATTAATGATTAGCCTGCAATTGGATAGAGTTTTAAAATAAATATTGGTAGTTAGTTCTTCTACGTATGAGGTAAGCTAAACATAGCCCACACAACCTAATTATTCTACCAATATTTAATAATTTGTTTGCATTTTACACCTAAAACTTTAATAGTTAGTTTTTCTACATTTCACGAACCTACACACGGTGTGGTATGGAAACAACCTAATTATTCTATTATAGAAACTGGTGTTCTCAATGACTTGAAAAGTTATTAAGTTTTTTAAGGTTCATAATCAGCTATCATCATACCTAATTTTATAAGTATTAATAATGGTGATAATATAAAGAATAATAATGGATATAATCCACTTGTTGTTAAATCTTCTTTATATGATTGATATGTACAACCTATACCTATTATGTATGATATTGTGATAATTTCTACTATCATAATGTTAAATAATTATTCATCTACAGGATTTAAATATACTGTATTTTCATTAGTAGTTAATTGTAATTGTCTAATACCATCTTGTGGTATATCTGATTCTAAACCTTCCCATTTAAATTGAATAGAATTATCAGATTTGTTTTGTTTATTTTCAAGTTTATTATATCCACGATATAATTGAATATTTAATATTACTGAAAATATTAATATTATAGTTAATATTAATTGAAATGTTGATTTCATAATGTAAAAATGTGTTAGTTAGTTAATGTTCCAAATAATGTAATATAATAATGAGAATATTACAAATGTAAATAAATAATACATACCTATTGACGCTTGTCTTTTCATAATGTTGTAAAATTAGTTAGTTAATGTTGTTAAAATTGTAATTTATTACTATCATCATTGCTATAAATGATAAATAATGTAATTATAAATATAATATATAATGCCATAATATATGATGATTTGGTTAATAAAAAAGCTATTAGAGTTAAATAAATTGATGATGTGATGTATTTGAGAGATTTGTTTGAACTAAAATGGTTTTGATAGCCCCGCAATTACACTACAATATTAATAAATATAAACATCTAAAATAAACAAATATTCAACTGTCACAAAGTAGTTAGTGAACTGTAAATAAACTATTTTTATGAAGTAAATAGTATTTATTTTAGATGTATATATATTAAGGTATAAATTAATTGTAGCTTTGTAGAAAGTTGACTAAGTCAATATTAGCTTTGTGGAAAATTTATACACAAAACAGTAAATGATAAATCTACTTAAATACAATAAAAATAGAGAGTGAATTAACACTCTCTATAGTTTTAATTAGGCAGTAGCATTCACAGCTTGTTCTGCTGTTACTAATAATGCGCTCAAATCGTCTGCAATAGATGCATCAAGACCTGCAACTACTCTCAATCCGCCACAAGACAAGTTGGTACGTGTTCCGTCTTCAGATTTACGAGCTGTAATCCAATACTGAGAACCTTTTTCAACGTTGTCAATAGTAGAACCTGCAAATAATACAGGCGCATTCTTAACTTCTTTACCTCCAACATTGATATCAGCTGTACCTTGATAGTATGTTTTACCTGAAGCTTCATTAACAAGCTCTTTAGGGTTAATACTAACTACAGTTCCTGCAACTTGCATGTCCTGTGTACCTTGCTGATTCATTGAAGGTACTAATTCTCCTGCGTCGTTTTTAACTAACGCCAATCTTGGGTTTGTTGTCATGTGTGACATAATGGTGTATGGTATTGTGTTACGTTGCTGATACATAGCTTAACGTAACTGATTATATAAACAAGAACTATTCTTGCCTAAACTTTATGAATGTGATGATGACTCTACTTTATTTACAAAATAAAGGTACGGGTACATCCCCAAAACTTTATGAAGGTAGGGTGATGTCTCTACTTATCCAACACTTACATTAATAAAAAACATTTTGAAAAAAAATTTTAAAAAAATTTGGAATTGTCATTTATTTGTTGTATATTTGTAGTTATAAATAACAAAAAAGCTATTAGGAGATAAAATATTTTGAAAATAATCACTAAAATATTTGGATTTGTCAAATAAATGTTGTATATTTGTATTTTAAAATAAAATAGCAACTAGTTTAGGATATTGTTGCCTTTATTAATAGTGGACACGGCACTAACGTTTAGTTTAAAGGGTATGGGTTTTGCGAGGTATGACAACTTCAATAACACTGGCTAGCCAAGATTTCTACAAGAACAACAGTTTTTGTGGAAACCTCGCTATGTTTAATAATTAGATAATATATAAATTATAATATACGTTATAGTTATAGGAAACTTATATCTACAACCCACTTTAACTTATGTTTTAGTGGGTTTTTTTATGTTTTTTAAATTATTTTCACTATTTTTAAAAAATAAATCACTTTTTTCTTGCATATGTCAATTTTATTTTGTATCTTTGTACCAGATTTAAAATTAATAAATAATGACATACCAAGAATGGTTTAAAAAAATAGTTTGGTTAAGAGAAAGAGTAGTATTACCAGACGGTAAATCAATAAGTAAATTAAATTATACTACAAAAGATGGTTTTGAAATAAAAGGTTTTGATAGTTTATTATTTCAAGAATATAATAAACAATATCCAGTAAGTGATGGAAGAAGATATAAAAAATAAACTACAACTTCCAATGAAATGTGGTTTAAATAAAAACCATCACTACATATATGTAATATGTTGGAATAAAATAAATGAATTAATAACAAAAGAATATAATGATAGAACAAATACACGATATAATTAGACAAGACTTAATAGTAAACAGTAAAGATTTATTTAATTTATATCATTATTATACACATAAATGGAGAAGTAATGATAGATTAGTTGATATTAATGTAGGATTATTTAGAAATGATAAACAACAACTTACAGCTCAAATATATGTAGCAGATAAGAATACTAAAATAAGAGAACAATTATTTTTAAATGAAAACTTAGTAATAATAGATAACGATTTAATAATTAAAAGATATAATTAATGGAAGACATAATTTTATATAAAAACCAAACACACGCTATTAACTTAAATAATAGTGGAACAATGAATCAATCAAGTTTAGATTTTGCAAAACGTACAATGTTATTTGATGTTATTAGAGAACATACAGATTTAGTTAAAACTAAACAAGGTTATCCTGAAAATGATATTTCAGATGTAAGTATGGAAATTGATTGTGTTGTTATGAGTAGAAAAAGATATAATAAATTAATTAATTTTGAAAATAAAGGATTGTTTGTTGATAATAAAAAATATTTAAAATTTCCTAAATTAGAACCATAATGAACACATATAGTAAAAATGGTTTAAGACAAGTTAAACTAGCAGAAAGAAAGAAAACAAAAGAACATATAAAATCATTTTATAAGATTATAAATCAAATAAATGACATTTCAGAATCATTAGATAAAACAATTGATTATAATGAAGAAAATATAAATGATTATGTTAGACCTATGTTAGGTAGAGATTTAGATTCAACTGAAAAAATGTTATTATTAAGTAAGTTATCTAATTATAAAGAAGTAATAGAAAATAACATTGAGGTTAAACATGGACCACAATAAACCTAAAATTAATTTACACAATATTAAATCTTTTATAGAAGGTAATATACAACTTGGATTAGAAGAATTTGGTTTACAACCATTGCATATACAAGAACAAATAGCTTATAGACGTTTGATATGTAAAGATGATTGTGCTGTAAATAATAAATGTATTATATGTGGTTGTGATTTTAAAGGTAAAACATCAGTTAAAGAATCTTGTAATAAAGATAGATTTCCTGATTTAATGAATAGGATAGAATGGGATAAATTTAAAAGAGAACATGAAATTAAATAATAAAAATAAAGACATTATAATTGCAATACTTGGAGCTTTAAAAAAAGATATTAAAACAGATAAAATTAAAATTGGAAGTATTGTTAAATATGAAATAAATGATATTATTATTGATATTAAAATAACAAATGACACATTTAAATAATACATATATAATTCAAAACAAACCAATTAAAGAATTATTGGATAATTTAGATAATTTTTTAACAAACATGGATAAATTTAGAAATAAACATAAAAATTATAATTATAACATTAATATAGAAGCTGAAAAAACAAAAGGATTATGGAAAGCTGAGATACATATAAATTATGAAAAGCAAAATAATAATAAGATATCTGAAAGAATATCTTAAACATATGAAATATTACAATAGTATGGCTCCATTTCCAGTATTTGATACCAGCTATGTAAATGATGTAGAAAATAAAATAAAAGAAATAATGAGTGATAAAACAAAAGAATATGATGAAGAACCAGTTGTAGCATGTAGACATTGTAAAAGCTTACATATTATATCAGATGATGTTGATAACAATGTATGTATGAGATGTGGTTCTGTTAACGAATTAAAAGAATTCAATGATATATATCAATATAAAGAATGGTTAAAAAATAAAGATGAATAATAGTAAAACAGCTAATATTAATATAAAGTTAAAATTATTATTTTTTAGATGGTTAGATATACTTAAACCTTGGCATAATCTTAATAATCAACAACAACAGGTATTAGCTCTTTTATTATATTATCATTATTTATATAAAAAAGATATTACAAACGATAAAATATTATGGAAAATAGTATTTGATTACGATACAAGACAAAAGATTATTGAAGATGAATGTTGGAAAAAAGGTATGACAATAAACACTTTAAATAACATACTTACAATGTTAAGAAATAAAAAAGCTATTGTAGATAATAAAATATCAAATGTATATATACCTGAACTAGATATTTCTAGTAAAAACTTTAAAATGATATTTAACTTTAATATTGTAGACAATGAGTAAAGTTGATGATGATAAAGTTAAAGCTCTTATACATAGTATAGGATTAAAACATAACTTACAAGATGATATAATTGATAAAATTATAAAAACACCTTATAAGTTTACAAGAGAAAAAATATCACAGTTAGAAATACATGATGATATTACAGAAGAAGATTATAATAAGTTAAAAACAAATTTCATATATCTTTATATAGGTAGGTTATATACTAACTTTGATATATGTACTAAATTTTATAAATTAAAGAAATGGAAGAAAAAAGAAATTTAAATCAGGATGATGTGTTAGAATTAATTGGAAATTTCCCATTAGAACCATTGTTTAACGGTGTTTATATTACAGTTAATAAATTAGAAGCAGATGGAAATTTAATATTATCCGATAATGTTTTATCAGATATACAATATGTAGTTGCTGCAGGAGAACATTCAGTTGTTAAACCAGGTCAAAAAGTATTGATTGATATTGAAAAAATGATGGTACCTGTTAAACAAGAATCTAACAATGTATATGAAACAGTAATGCAAGTTAAAGTTGATTTAGTAGAAGTTAATGGAGATATTTTTGCATTAGTAAATGATAGAGTAATTAAAGCAAAAGATAACAGATAATGAAATTATTTGAAATGAAAGAATTTAACCTCCATGTTACAGAAGAAGCATGGGGGTTACTTCCATTTAAAGCAATATTAAAAAGAGATAAAAATCGTAATAAAGAAACAGCATTTAAAGAAATGTTATTTATTTATTATTACACAGATATACGTTCTGACTATGTTTATATTATAGATGATAAAGAACGATGTAAAGAGATTATAAAAGATATTGGATTACCTGTAGATTGGAAAATAGATGATGTTATTAAAACAGCAATTGCTTTTTATAATTCAATGTCATTAAGTCCAATTGCTAAATTATATAAATCATCTTTAAAAGCTGCTGATGATATATCTAAGTATTTAGAAATGACAGATCTTTTATTAGCTGAAAGAACAGATAAAGGTGCTACAGTAACTACATTAGCTACTATTACAGGTTCACTTAAATCTGTACCTATTATTATGAAAGATTTAAAAGCTGCATACAAAGAAGTATTAGCAGAACAAAAAGAATTAGAAGGTAAAACAAAAGGAGCTAGGAGTTTTGGACTTTTTGAAGATGGCTTCACAATAAATTAATTATGAAAGAAATATATTTTAAAGAAGAAGCAAGAAATAAATTATTTAAAGGTATTCAAAAACTACATGATGCAGTAGCATCTACACTTGGACCAAATGGTAAAACTGTTATTATTACAGATGAATATGGTAAGCCTTATGTTACTAAAGATGGTGTATCTGTAGCTAGAAAAATTTATTTTAAAGATGCTGTAGAAAATGTAGGTGCTGAATTAATTAAAGAAGTATGTGAGTTACAAGTTAAACAAGCTGGTGATGGAACCACAACTGCAATTGTATTGGCTAATGCTTTTATACAAAATTTAAAAGATTTTGATTCAAAAGATATTAATAAAGCTTTTGATGAAATTATACCTAAAGTAATTGAACAACTTAAACTTAATTCAAAAGAATTAAAACGTGAAGACATTAAATATGTTGCTAGTATATCTGCTAATAATGATATACAAATTGGTGAACTTATTCAACAAGCTTATAACTTTTCTAATATAATTAAAGTTGAAGAATCTAATAATTTAGAAGATTCACTTGAAAATATTGAAGGGATGAAATTAGATGTATCTTATATGTCTAAAAGATTTACTAATACACCTAAAGAACATTGTGAGTTAGATAATCCTTATGTGTTACTTTTAGATGGTAAACTTGAAGATTTAATGTCTTTAAAAGTAATACTTGAAAAAGTTTCGTCCACAGACGAATCTATTTTAATTATTACAGAATATATATCTGAAAAAGAATTACGTAAATTAGAATCATTAGTATTATCAGGTAATATTAAATTATGTGTTATTAAAACACCTGGATTTGGTCCTGTAAGAAAAGATTTTATTAGAGATTTATCTGACTTCACTGGAGCTGAAATAATTAATATACAACCAGGAAAACAATATTCATTATCATGTTTAGGTAAATTAAAATCATGTACTATTACTAAAAATAATAGTTTACTTATTAAACATGAGGATGTTAATGTGGATGAAATTGTAGAAGGATTAACAGAATTATCTAAGAATAAAGAACTTACTAATTATGATGTTGAAGTAATTAATAAACGTATTGAAAATCTAACAGCTAAAGCATCTATAATTAAAGTAGGTGGTGGTTCTGAAATAGAAATGAAGGAACGTAAAGATAGATATGATGATGCTGTATTAGCTGTAGCATGTGCATTAGAAGAAGGTATTGTTGAAGGTGGTGGAGTAGCATTATTTAAAATAGGAATTGAACAAGAAACAGAAAAAAATAAGTTAAAAGAAAAATTAATAGATAGTTTATTAATTCCGTATTTAGTAATATATTCTGAAAGAGTAGAATATTTTAAAAATGAAACAATCTACAAATATCCTTTAGAAGATAAATTTAAAGAAAATATTATAGACCCACTTAAAGTCACTAGATGTGCTTTAGAAAATGCTGTATCAATAGCTAAAACAATATTGTCAACAGACACAATTGTACTTAATGAAAGAACATGGAGTTAAACAAATATCAAAGCTTAATAACAGAAGAACTAAAAGAAACACTTCCTCGTGAAGTTTACGAAAATCTTATAGAATATACTTCTACTATTAAGTTTATTAAAAATCTTATTGCTCCTGAACATATTAGAGGATTTGCTAAAGATAGACCTAAATCTATATTATACGATGATGGTAGAATTGATGTAGATATAACTAATCCTCATATACTTGAGGATATGGACTATTTTAGACAACCTGCTATATTTTTTGAAAAAAACGGCAAGTACACTAATATACCACCTAATAGTAATCCTAAATCAGAATATGCTGAATATTGGAAAGAAGAATTACGTAAATGGAAACATGGTGTAGTAAGACCTTCTGATGGTGAATGGGTTCCTGGTGAATTATATTTTTATTGGAATTATAGTCCAATATGGTTAGTTGAAACTATTGCTACAAGTGGTAAAGGAGAACGTAGTCAGGGTGAACGTGTAAAAAAGTTTGCTAAACCATGGTTAGGTGATTATTTATATTTTCATTATACAGCAAAAGCAAAACGTTTAGGTAAACATGGTAAAGTTCTTAAAACAAGAGGTATTGGATTTAGTTTTAAAAATGCATCTGAATCTCCTAGAAACATGTATGTGTTTCCAGGTTCAGGTAATCCTAATTTTCATTTAGCATCAGATAAAGGATTTTTATCTGGTGATAAAGGTATATGGGGTAAAGTATTAGATACACTTGACTGGATTGCAGAACACACACCATTACCTCGTATGCGTACTATTGATGCAACAAAAGAAATGAATATTCAATTAGGATATAAAGATGAATATGGTTCTCGTAAAGGATTATTGTCATCTGTATTTGGTATATCTTTAAAAGATAATCCTGATAAAGCCAGAGGTATTCGTGGACCACTTATTCATTATGAAGAAGATGGTTTATTTCCAAATCTTGAAAAAGCTTGGAATGTAAATAGAAAAGCCGTAGAAGATGGTGGTGTATCGTTTGGATTTATGTTAGCTGGTGGAACAGGTGGTGTTGAAGGAGCTTCTTTTGCTGGTTCTGAAAAATTATTTTACAAACCTGGAGCATATAATATATTAGGAATACCTAATGTTTTTGATAAAGGTTCTAATGGTGATTTAGAATGTGGATTTTTTTGGGGTGCATATTTAAACCGTAATGAATGTTATAATGAAGAATGTGGTGAACCAGATGTAATTAAAGCTTTAATTGAAATTTTATTAGATAGACATCAGGTAAAATATAATTCATCTGACGCTAGAGCTATTACTCAAAAGAAAGCTGAAGAACCTATTACACCACAGGAAGCTATTATGCGAACTGAAGGAACAGTGTTTCCTGTTGCAGACATAAAAGATTATCTTGAAAGTATTGGTCCTAAAAAAGAATCATTTTTAGCTGAACATTATATAGGTGAATTAATATATGATAATGAAGGTAATGTTAAATGGAGTTTAACAACAGATAAACATCCTCTTAGAGCATATGATAGTTCTGATACTGACAGAACAGGTTGTTTAGAAATATTTGAAATGCCTAAAAAAAATGCTAATGGAGAAATTGCTAGAGGAAGATATATATTTGGTATTGACCCTATTGATGCTGATACAGGAACTTCATTATTTAGTATAATTGGTTTAGACACATTTACAGACAGAATTGTATGTGAATACACAGGTAGACCAAGATTAGCAAACGATGCTTATGAAATAGCTTTACGTGTTTTAAAATTTTATAATGGAGAAGCCAACTATGAATCTAATTTAAAAGGTTTATTTAGTTATTTTGATGCACGTAATTGTTTACATTATTTATGTGATGTACCTCAGATACTTCGTGATATGGATATGGTTAAAGCAACTAATTTATATGGTAACAAAGCTAAAGGAACACACGCTAATAAAGAGATTAATAAATGGGGAAGATTATTACAAGCGCAATACATGTTAACACAATATAATGAAGCCGATGAAGAAGATAATAGTTTAAAGTTACATCATATAAGAAGTATTCCTTATTTGGAAGAATGTATTGCGTGGAATAGTGATGGTAATTTTGACCGTGTATCTGCTGCAGGTATGTTATTTTTATTAAGAGAAGATAGAGTTAAAAGAACTAACTCAATGATAGCAAATCAAGATAAACAAAGAAAAACACTTACACAAGATAAATTTTTTGAAAAAAACTGGAATGCTAAAAAAGCTATTAGCAGATAGAATAAATTGTGTTATTTCTAATAAATTATTTGGAATAACACTTTTTATTTTGTATATTAGTAAGTTATTATTAAATTTAATAAATTATATATGTCAACACCTAGAATAAATTCTTTAATTTTACCTAGACAAAAAGTACCTTACAAACAAAAAAATAAAGAATGGCGTAAAGATTGTATTGATTACGCAGATCGTCATTCATTTTATAATAACGAAAGAGTAAGAAAAAGTCTTCAAAATAAAATTATAAATCTTAATCTTTATAATGGTATTGTAGATATTAGAGATTTAACGAATGTCGTTAACCCTCATCAAATAGATGCTTCATTTGTACCAGACAATATTCCACATCATCCTATAATGGTTCCTAAAATAGATCTTTTAGTAGGTGAAGAAATTAAAAGAAGATTTGATTGGTCTGTTATTGTAACAAATGCAGATGCTATTAGTAAAAAAGAAGAAGATAAAAAAGCTTTTCTTCAACAAAAACTTACTGAGTTTTTACAAGCTAATTATGAAGAGGATGAATTAAAAGTTAAAATGGATGAACTTGCTAAACATATGAAATATAGTTGGCAAGATATTCGTGAAAAAATGGCTAATCAAATTCTTAAACATTACAGTCAGGAACAAAGATTTGAAAGATCTTTTAATGATGGTTTTAAAGAAGCTTTAATATTTGCAGAAGAAATATATCAATGTGATATTATACATGATGAACCTATAATGAAAAAATTAAATCCACTTAAAGTACATAGTGTACGAAGTGGTAATTCTGATAGAATAGAAGATTCTTCTATTATAATTATACAAGATCATTGGAGTCCTCATAAAATTGTTGATGATTTTCATGACGAATTAAAACCTGAAGATATTGATTATATTATGGAATATACTCAAACATCTTCTAAAGGTTCATATTCAGATGACCAAAATAATCATGTTCTTTTACGTGATGCTCTTAATACAGGAGTAGAAGGAATGTATGATACAATATTTAATTTAGCAGAACTTAATGGTCATTTTTTTGGTTCTAATTATACAGATGATACAGGTAATATCCGTGTTTTAAAAGTATTTTGGAAATCGTTAAAAGAAGTTAAACGTGTTAAATTTTATGATGAATATGGAGAAGAACAATATAAAATTGCTTCTGAAGAATATATTCCAAATAAAAATTTAGGTGAAGAAGTAGTTTCATTATGGGTTAATGAATGGTGGGAAGGTGTTAAAATAGGAAAAGATATTTATCTTAACATTAAACCACGTAAAGTTCAATATAATAAAATAAACAATCCTTCTATATGTAGTCCTGGTATTATAGGTCAAATATATAATACAAATCAATCTAAAGCAGTATCATTAGTTGATAGGTGTAAAAACTATCAATATATGTATGATGTAATTTGGGATAGACTTAACAAAGCAATATCTACAAATTATGGTAAAATATTTGAACTAGATATAGCTAAAGTTCCTGAAAATTGGGAAATAGAAAAATGGATGCATTTTGCAGTAGTTAATAAAATTGCTGTAATAGATTCATTTAAAGAAGGACAACAAGGAGCTGCTACAGGTAAATTGGCAGGTAGTATGAATACACAAGGTGGTCGTGTAATGGATATGGAAACAGGTTCATATATACAACAACATATTCAATTACTTGAGTTTATTAAAATGGAAATGGGTGAAATTGCTGGTGTATCTGCACAACGTCAAGGTCAAATTTCTAATAGAGAAACTGTTGGTGGTGTAGAACGTTCTGTAAATCAGTCTAGTCATATTACTGAATATTGGTTTATGTTACATGAACAATGTAAAATTAGAGTTTTAGAATGTTTTCTTGAAACTGCTAAAATAGCATTAAAAGGTAATAATAAAAAAGTACAATATATATTAGATGATCAATCTATTCAAATATTAAATTTAGATGCTGAGGAATTTTGTGAAAATGATTACGGTTTAGTTATAACTTCTAGTTCTAAAACACAAGAATTAGAATCAATGATAAAACAAAATGCTCAAGCATTTTTACAAAATGGTGGGACAATGTCAACTATAATGGATATTTATTTTAGTCCATCGTTATCTGATATGAGAAGACGATTGGAAGAAGCAGAAGAACAAATTCATCAAAGAAATTCAGAAGCATCTCAACAACAATCTAAAGATAATCAAGCTGCTATGCAACAAGCTGCAGAACTTGAAAATAGAAAATTAGAACTTGAAGATTTAAAAAATCAAAGAGATAATGAAACTAAAGTCTATATTGCCGAATTAAACAAAGAACTTAATACTGAAGAAACATCTGAAGATGGTATTATAAATCCTTTAGATGAAGCTAAATTTCAATTAGATTCTCAAAAAAGAAAAGACGATTATGTTTTAAAAATGAAAGCACTTAATCAAGATATGTTAAAGCATAAAGATTTAATGGATGCTAAAAAAATTGATCAAAGTATTAATAGAATTAAAAAGAAAAGTGTAAAATAGCTATTAGGAGCTTATTAAAAATGTAATATTTTTAAATATTTATTTGGAATAAGCTCAAAAATAGTTTATCTTTGTAAACTTTATAAATAACGGGAGAAAAATTATGGAAGATGAAGATTTAATGTCAATTTTTAATAACGGTCAGGAATTAAATTTTGATAATCAGTTTGTAAATACTGATAACACAGATGATGAAAATGTAGAAACAGATGATGTTGATACAAATAAAGATATTAAAACTATCGAGGGTGAAGACTCAGAGGACGTAGATAGTAATGAAGACGATGATAATGAAGGTGATGATCAAGATGATGATTCTTCTCCCAATTTATATTCTTCTATCTCAGACGTTCTTTTTGAACAAGGTTTATTACCTTCATTAGAGTCTTCTAAAGAAATTAAAACAGTTGATGATTTTACAAATGCTTTAAAAATAGAAATAGAAAATCAAACTAATTTAAAAGTTAATGATTATTTATCAAATCTTGATTTAGAAAAAATTGCAATTTCTAAAAAAGCATTAATTGAATTAGATGCTATTGATGAAGATTATTTAAAAAACAATCTTGAAGTAGCTAAAGATATAATTTTAAAAGATTATATAAATCAAGGTTTATCTGAAGACAGAGCGCGTAAAATGCTACGTAAAACAATTGATTTAGGTGAAGATATACTTTTAGAAGATGCTTTAGAATCTAAAGAAAGTTTAAAAGTTTTTGAATCAAAACAAACAGCTTTAGAATTACAAAGAGTTGAACAAGAAAAAATTAATCAAGCAAAAGAACAAGAACAAATTAATAATGAAATAAAACAATTTGTATTTGAATCTAAAGAAGTAATTAAAGGAATACCTAATACTAAAGCAATTAGTGATAAAGTATTTAAAACAATGACTGAAGTTATAGCTAAAAATCCAATAACTGGAGAATTAGAAAATAAATTTATGAATGATAGATCTAAAAATCCAATTGTATTTGATACAAAAATGTATTATTTATATGAATTAACAAATGGTTTTTCAGACTTAACAAAAATAAAAACAACAGTAACTTCATCAGCAACAAAAAATTTAGAAAAAGCTTTACGTAAAGTAAAGTTTGAAGATAACGGACAACCAGGTTATCTAACAGATCCTAACAGTTATTCAGGTTCGGGATTTGGTAGTGAATTGGTTTTTTAATAATTAAACAATTAAAATTAAATTAAATGAGTTTAGGTAAGTTTGTAATGACCAAAGGAAAAGCTTGGTCAGGTTTAACACTAAAAAATCACATTGGTGCTATTTTTGGAAGTCAACCACAATTAGTTTCTCCATTAACAACAGTGTTGTTACAAAACTCTGGGATGAAAAACTTAGATACAACTTTGTCTTTGTTTCCAGAAAAAGTATTAAATACTGCAGATGATTTTGTATGGAAAGTAGTTGGAAGTGATGAAAGAAATATTCCACTTGTTGAAGCAAGATTTCAAGGTTCTGTAGTAGATGCTAATACTGTAGGTGTTGGTATAGCTAGAACAAAATTCCAATTAGTATTTGGAGAAAAATGGTTTACTAAAATGCATGTTATTGCAGGTCCAAGACCAGATGTTTACCAAATTAGAATTTTAGATGAGCCTTTTGAAGAAGGAAGTCTTTATGTTTATGAATGTGAAGTTTGGGGTGGTCAAGAATCATTGGCAGGTATTCCTGGAGATGAACTTGTAGCAGGAAACAGATTCTCTATTGAAAGTGCTTATTCTGAAGATGAACTTTCCATTCAAGGTGCTGGTATTCAATTTACTTCACCTTACTTAATGAGAAATTCAGTTTCTACATTACGTATGGAACATAAAGTTTCTGGAGCAATGATTGATTGTAAAGTAGAACCTGTTTATTTTGCAGGTATTGAAACAAGAGATCCTAATACAGGAAAAGTTCATAAATCTGCAACATGGATGCAGGAAGTTTATTGGCAATTTGAAAAAGCTTTCTCAAGAATTAAATCACGTACAATTATGTTTGGTAAAACAAACAGAGATGAAAACGGACGTTTCTTGAATAAAGGTAATGCTAATATTGAAATTAAAGCAGGTTCTGGAATTAGAGAACAAATGGAAGTAAGTAATACTATTACTTATAATATTTTTTCTATGCGTTTGTTAGAAGATGCTTTGTCTGAATTATCAGAAGGTAAATTAGATTGGGATGAACGTACATTTATGTTACGTACTGGTGAAAGAGGAGCTGCTCAATTTAACAGAGCTGCTACTGCTGCAGCATCAGGTTGGAAGTCAATGTTTGATAACACAAATCAAAATGCTATCAATAAAACAACTTCTAAATTTAATGAAAATGCATTTAAAGGCGGTTTCCAATTTACAGAATGGTTAGCTCCTAATAATATTAAAATTATGTTGGAAGTAGATCCAATGTATGATGATAAAGTTCGTAACAAAATTCTTCATCCAGATGGAGGTGTTGCTGAATCTTACAGATATGATATTCTTTACATTGGTTCAATGGAAGAACCTAATATTCAAAAAATTAAAGTACGTGGTGATGATGAATTACGTGGTTATATGGCAGGTATTAGAGATGCTTTTTCTGGACGTAGAGGTGGAGTAATGCAATTAATGGAAGATAGTGCTACTATGACAGCAATGTGTGGTACTGGAGCGATGGTAAAAGATCCTTCAAGAACTATGACTTTCAAACCAGCAATTTTAGATTAATACATGGGCTTTTAGGGATGAGCCCAAAATCATCCCTTTTTTAAATAACTAATAAGAAGATACAATGGGAGAAGTATTAGAAAAATTTACATTACCAGATACAAAAGTAATTGTAAAATACATTAAAAGAAAAAAAGGAATGGCTTCCAACGTTAGTGAAGACCATGTTATTTCGGGAGGAATGTTAGCAGGATCTGTAAAAAGATATTGTACACCACTTATGAGAAATGGTTCATTAGCTAATGTGTTAACAAAAGATGAAAAAGAATATTTAGAAAGTGTTACAGGTTTAAAATTATCTATATATGAAGATTTTTGGAAAGAACATTATGTTTCTTTATTTAAAGATGATAATATATTAGATTTAAGTAATCCTTTAGATTATATATCGTATAAAATTTTATTATCCTATAAAAACGAAGTTTGTCCAAATTGGAAAGATAGAAATTTAAAACAAACATATGAGTTTGTAATTGTTTCAGGAGATGAAGAAATAACTGAGAAAAAAGTTGGTTTTGATTCTAAAAAAGAAGCTTTTAAATTATATGGTAAAATTGAAGATGATAAAGATAAATTATTAGGAGTACTTAAATTACTTACAAATAAACCTATTTCTATAGATTCAACTATTAAATGGTTACAAACTAAAGTTGAAGAATTTATAGATACTAAACCAGCAGCTTTTGTTAGTTTAATCAAAGATTCAAAATTTGAAACAAAACTTTTAATACAAAATGCTGAAGAAAAAGGTATTATTAAAAAATCAGGTAATAAATATTCTACAATTGATGGTTTAGATTTATGTGAAAATAGTCAAGTTCCTACTTTTGAAAATACAATTGCTTATTTAGACAACCCAAAACATCAAGATGTTAGAGGATTAATAGAAGCTAAACTTTTAAAAAAATAATTAAATGACTAATTTAGAATTTAAAAACGAATTTAATATTCATTATAATTCAATTGCAACTCAAAGTGCTCCAAATATAGATGATTATGAATTATCTGTTTATCTTACAAAAGCACAGTTAGAAATTGTAAAAAATTATTATGATCCTTCTAGTAATAGAAAAAAAAGAGGTTTTGAAAATTCTGAAAAAAGAAGAGTTGATTTAAAAGAATTAGTTAAAGAGTTTAATACAAATACAGTTCTTACAACAAATATAAAATTAACAAATGAATCAAAAGTATTTAAAATACCTGATGATGTTTTTATAATTATATATGAATCTGCTAAATGTAATATAAATAATTGTGGTGAAAAACAACTAAATATTGTTCCTAAAACACATGATGAATTTAATATTCAGTATTCTAATCCTTTTAAACGACCAAATAAAAATAAAATTTGGAGATTAGATATATCTAAAATTAATAATGATAAAGTTGTAGAATTAATATCTGATTATAATATTAATGAATATAAAATCAGATATATAAAATATCCAAAACCAATTATAATTTCTGATTTAAATACTATTTTTCCAAATGAAAATTTAAGTATAAGTGGTTTTTCTACAATGCAACAATGTGAATTAAATCAAGAAATACATTCTGAAATATTAGATAGAGCTGTAGAATTAGCACTTAGAGATTATAAACCTTCTAATTTAGAATCAAAAATTCAATTAGATCAAAGAAATGAATAATAAATTAAAATTAAAATAAATTATGTACGGACCAAACCAAATTGGTGAATTAATAATTGGTAATGCAGTAGCTACCGAAGCAACAATTCAAACATTTGTTGCTACAGCAAGTGATAAAGAGTTAAAAGTTCTCTCTGCTGACGGTACTGCAGTAGCTGCAAATGTTCCTTTTAAATTAGTTCAAAAAACAGCAGGTGATGCTGGTAAAGGATTAGACTATGAATTTTCAGATGTTATTGATCCAAAATATGTTGAAAAAGTTACAGTAAAAGCTTATGCTCCTGAAGTTCAAAAATCAGTAGCTGTAGCTGGATTTACAGGTAATGTTTTAGCTAACCATACTTATGTAGCTGAAATTAGATTGTATAATGATGGTGGTTCATTATCTCCTGAAAATTTTGCAGTTATTTCTGGTTATTACACTACTGGTGCTAATATTACTGGAATTACAGACGCTGTAATTAGAGATGGTGTTTTAGCTTCATTAAGAAAAAATCTTATTAAAAGAGGTGATTCTGAATTTGTAACAGCAACAACTTCTTCTCCAGTAGGTTTCACAATCACTGGTAAAGTTCAAAAATACGTTCCTGGTAAAATTGAAGGTAGATTAATTGAATTTGATGTAATTGTTAAAACATATCAAAACATCCAAAATTTAACACAACCTCAACAAAATTTAGGATTGTTAACTGCTACAGTTACAGCAACAGCTAATCCTGGTTCAGGAACTGCTAAGTTTGCAGCTAATTTTGAATGGTTTGTTAAAGGTGTAAAATATGAAGTGTACAGACAAACAGGTTATCCTGCTGATTTTGCTACACCATATTATGCTAGTCCTACAGGATTATATAATATAATTCAAGTTGTTTATTATAGTCCACGTAAAGAAACTAGTGTTGAAAGACAATATAAAGTTTTAACAACTTTAGTTGATAAAGGTACAAATACTTTAGCTAACAATGCTAATACAAATACAATTCTTACTTCAATTAGAACTGCTGTTGGTACAAATGCTGTTGTTCCAGCTAACTTACCTGTAGCATAATAAATAAAAATAACCTAAAAGGAGAGGAGAAATCTTCTCCTTTTTTTATAAAAAAAAATAAATGAGTATAGTTATAAATAATTTTTCTATAATTGAAAACGGTACTAAATTAGCAATTGATGTAGAAACAACAATTGGTTATAATATTACTTCTATTTTGTTATGGGATATGAATTCTTTTAAAGATTATTCTTTGTCTATAAATTTAAATTATAAAATAGAAGCTATAAATAATAAAGAAGTTTTTATTGTAACGGCTAGTGAATTAAACATTTTAAAATTTGAAGATGTTTATTTTATAGAAATAGAAAGCGATGCTCCAAGTCCTACATGTAGTAATTGTTTACTACCTGCATTAGGAATAACTTATAATTTATTACCTTATTACGCTTGTATGTTAGATTATTTATTAAAATCAGAAATAACTGATTGTAGTACATGTAATAACTTAACAGCTAAAAATTTAATAGTTACAATTAGTTTATTAATAGATTCTGTGAAAAAATCAATTGAACTTGGTTTTTATTTACAAGTAATTTCAAATATAAATAAATTAAAAAAACTATGTGAACTTAAACAATGTAAAGGTTGTAATCAAGTTCAATGTAACTCTTGTGGTCAATTTAATCAAATAAACTAATGTTAGAAATAAATGAACAAAATAATACAGCTGTATTAATAAGTTCTTTAGATAAAATATTTAATCAAGGTAAGTTAAACGGAAAATTAAATGCTATTGATTTATATATATTAAATTTAACACATAACTTATTAAATAATTGTTGTATTGAATTAACACATGAGCAAAAAAAATCTTTAGAAGATATATATAGAAAAATCTATTTTAATTCTGAAGAAATATGTTATGTTAATAATATTCAAAAATATAATATTCAACCTACTATATCTTTTGTTCAAGCAGAATCAGAAGATTGTAATCAATATCCTCAATTTAATAAAATATTTTATTGGCAAGAATTAGATTATAATTCTAATTTTGAAGATATTAAATTATTATTACCTACTACAAATTATTTAAGTCCAAAACAAAATGATACTTTTTTATCTTTTGAAATTGGTAAAAGTATAAATTATACAAATATTGGTAGAATTTGTTTTGCTTTAATTGAAACATTATCTACTGATAATTATAAATTATATGACGTATTAAATAATGATGTAACACATGCTTTTGATACTTACTATGAAACTATAAATAATTGTAGATTATTTGTTTCTAAAAATATATATTCACATGGTGAAATTAATTTTAAAATTAAAAAAATATAATGTCTGATTTTAATAATATACCGATAGGTTTAAATATAACTACACAAATACCATTAGATGTTAAAACAATATCTTTAACAGAAATTGAATTATCTTCTTTAGGTATTAGTGATAACAAAGCATTTACTTATTACGATGGTTTAAAAATATTTTGTTTAGACACTCGTAAAACATATGAATGGAGAGAAGTTGGTGTTGGTGAAGCAAATACAGGTCTTGTAACATTAGATTTTACATATCCAAATAATACAATTACTTTTGGTGTTGATTATTCAAATAAAATATTTAATTTTTTTGAAATACCTTATGCTTTATCTTCAGATATTAAAGATATTGTTTCTCCAAACAATACTGTAAATATTACAGAAACATCTACACAAATACAATTAACAGTAACACCTCCTAATGGTTCTGAAACTAAAATTGTAAACGGTTTACAAACAACTGTTACAGGTACAGGTACAACTCTTGATCCATATAAAATAGATGGTAAACTATATCAAGCAGGAAATGGTATTACTATTACTGGTTTAGGTACTTCAGTTTCACCATATATTGTATCTGTAAATAATACAAATGGTAATATAGGGTGGTTGAAAGGTGATACTAAAGAAGTAGTTTGTACTAAAGCATATCTAGCATTAAATTTTGATGGGACAGGGTTAGGTATAAATGAAAGAGTTGGTTGGGCTATAATGAATGGTAATAATGGTACACCAAACGATAACGGAAGAGTTGTTGTTGCATATGGTACTAATTATCCGACATTAGGTGTCGTAGCAGGAAATAAAGATGCAATAGTTGTTGAACATTCTCATACATATGATAAAGTTAGAAATGGTGCTGGAGCAGGAATAGATATTGGTGTAGAATATGTTGGGGATGATGGACATATAGGAGCGGTATCTACAAATACAAGTACTGTAGGTGTTTCAGCAATAGACGCTAATATGCAACCATATGTTGTAAGATTAAGAATAATAAAATTATAAAAATGATAAAAGTAACAAACGAATTATCTCGTTATAATGAAAATGTATTAACTCAAGATTTTACATTTAATAATAATAAATTATGGACACTTCCTGTAGGAGGTGGTACAGGAGCTGTGGTTGAATCTTCAACAGATGAATACTATTGTATTGAAAAATCTTTAAAAATATCACATCCCCAATATGATTTAAATGATATAACTTTCAGACCAACTGTATCTACGGATTATGCTTTCACAATACCTAGAACTGGTAAATATATTTTTTCTTTTAGATGTTTATTACCAGGAACTACATGGTTGCCTGAATTAGTAGGTGGAATAAGTTTTTATATAAATGGTTCAGGAAGTCCTTATGTCACATTACCCTTTAATATAGGAAATAATTCATTACCAGAATTTACTTTTGTTTATAATGCTTGGCAAACTTTTTATGATGAAGTTACTTTTACAGCAGGTCAAGTTATAACTTTTAGTATTCATTTATCAGCTGAACCAACTTGGGCTCCAGGTTATTTAGAATTTTTCTTAGATGGTTTTAAATTAGAATATGTTGAAGATAAAACTTATTCTCGAGCTACAATTTATACTTTACCAATAAATTAAAATAAAATGATACAATGTAATGAAATATCTCAAACTGTAAATGAACTTTTAATAGCTTTTGCAGATTGTAATAAAATAAAAAATGAAGATTTAATTAAGTTGGTAGAATTAGTATCAGCAGTTAATACTTGTGCAAACGGAGGTATTAATTATAATACTGAAATAACAGTATTTTATGAACCATTGGTAGATGAAGTAATAACTTACCCTATTAATTCTTTACATAGTTATTCATTAATGATATTAGAGGGTAATATTACAGAACAAGTAAACTCTCAATTAATAACATATCCTACAAGAACTGTTTTAAATACAGAATTTACAAATTTAAATCAAACACCAATTGTTTATACTGTATTAGCAGGAAGTAAAGTAGTTTTTAAATATTTAATAGAAACAGTGTAATGGCAAAAATAAATAATATATTACCTCCGATTACAAATAATAGTGGTGGAGGAACATCCGTACACAATGATTTATTAGGTTTAAATGTTGGTAATTATATTCATTTAACAGCAACTGAAAAAAGTAAATTAGTAGGAATTGAAGCGGGTGCAGAAGTTAATGTAAATGCAGATTGGAACGCAACAAGTGGAGATGCTGAAATATTAAATAAACCAACTATTCCAAGTATAACAGGATTGGTTGCAAAGTCAGATTATACACCTGCACACTCTTTATTAGTTCAACAAAATGGAACAGGAAGTCCTACATCGGTTGCAATAGGTACTAATGAAATTTTAGGTAGGTTAAGCGGTGGAGGTTCAAATATAGAGGGTTTGTCAACAACGCAAGTTAAAACTTTATTAGATTTAAGCGGTACAAACACAGGAGACAACGCAACAAATACAACTTCAAACGCTTATGCAGATGCAAAAGTAACCGATGCAATAGTTGACGGAGTTACAACGGTTGCTCCAAGTCAAAATGCGGTTTTTGATGCTTTGGCTTTAAAACAAAATAATATACTTATAGTAAGTAAATCAATAGCATCAACAATAGTAACTGGTACAACTTCAGAGAGTATTTTAGAAACAATTTTTATTCCAGCAGGGACGTTACAAAGTGGGCTAGTTTTATATTTAAGAAATAGAATTATTAAACCAACTGGAGCATCGGGGTTTACAATTAGATACAGAATAAACTCATCAAATACATTGTTAGGGAGTTCAGTTTTAGGGTTTGCAACTTTACCAAATGGTAGCTGGCGTTCACAAGGAATGGAAAGAACAATAAATTTTAGACCCTCAAATATAGTAGAAGTAATAGATAACACTTCAAGTCATGCTTACGAAAACTCAACAACTAATATTGCAAATGTTAATATAACGCATAATTATAGCAATGATACATGGATATTTATAACAGCACAATTAATTAATTCAGCCGATACAATAGCAAATTCAAATTATATATTACAACAAATTTAAATATGAAATACTATCAAATATTAAATATAAAAACTTTAGAGGTATTTGTTTCTCAAGACCTAGAAGAAGCTCCTATAAATTCAATTCCTTTTTTTGAGAATGATTTTATGAAGCCTATTTTTGATAAATATCCAAATCCATTAGAAGTTGTTGAAGGAATTACAAAAGAAGAGATTGACGAGTTCAATGCTAAATTCAACAACGAATTAGATATTAAGTACACTAAATTAATTTCTGATTTAGTTGATAAGCACGTTCAAAAATTAGCAACAAGACAAATACCAATACCAAAAGAAATTTTAGAAGAGCAACAAAGATTAATAAACGAATATAAACAATTGATAAAATAAAAAATTTAATACAATATGAATGAAGAAATTCAAAATCATTTAATAAAACTAAAAACAGAAATTGGTATTTTGTTATTTACATTTTTTTCTTTTTTAACTCCTATTTATGGTATGGTTTTACTGGTAGCATTTTCAGTATTTATTGATACTTGTGCTGGTATTTATGTAGCAAGAAAACACAATGATTATCAAAGTCATAAACTTTTTAATATAGTAGTTAAAACATTTTTTTATATGACTACAATATTATTAGCATTTTTAATTGATACTTATATTTTTGATAAAAAATTAGCTAATATTGGTTATTTAAGTTCAAAAATAGTTACTATGTTTTGGATATACATTGAATGTAAAAGTATTGATGAAAAAAGTCAAAAATTAGGAAATAAACCATTTCACGAAATACTTACTACATTAATTAAAAGAATTAAATCTTGGAAAAAAGATATTAATGAAATTAAACAAGACTAATGAAAACAAATAATGAAGGAATTAATTTAATAAAACATTTTGAATCACTTCATGATGGAGATTTAACTTTAATAGGATTACAACCTAAAATGTGTCCTGCAGGTATTTGGACAGAAGGTTGGGGTCAAACAATCAGAGATTCAAAAGGAAATTTTGTTAAAGGTATTGATAATAAATCTTTAGCTTATAAATTAGCTAAAGTAAAAACAAAAGAAGAAGCTGATAAATTATTAAAACAATCTTTAGATTCATTTGAATCAATTGTTTTAAAAAACATTAAAACAACATTAACATCTAATCAATTTAGTGCATTAGTATCTTATGTATATAATACAGGAGGTTCTTCAACATTATATAAATTGATTAATAATAAAGCTTCTGATAAAGTAATTAGAGATTGGTTTGAAACTAAATATATTACTGCAGATGGTAAAATATTACTTGGTTTAATACGTAGAAGAAAAGCAGAAGCAGATTTATACTTTAAAAAATAACAAATATGAATATAATTTTAGACAAAAGTTTAATAACAGATAGTAAACAACCTAAAGTTTTTGAACTTGGTCAAATTACTACAACATTACAAAATTTACTTGATAATAGTACAATTGTAATAAATGGTGAACAAACAATTATTTTATCAGTAATTGATGAAAATAATAATAACTTAAAATATTTATTACCTTTAGATTATAAAGGTGAAAGTTTTTATGGATTAGGTAAAAATATAGTAGAATCTAATTTGATTTCTTTAGGTAGTGTTGATTCAAGACCTTATAAAGTTTATACAGCTTTATTAACTC